GGGAACCTAGACGCGAAAGGAGTTATGACGGCGGTGACACGGGTTAATAACAAGAGGGCATCAAGCAAGGATAGGCTTGCTAGACGAGATGCTGCTAAAGCTGCTAAGGACGACTCTGTAAATGAGGGAAGTGCTGGCCTTAAACGTCTAGGGCGCAAAGCGGCGAGTGCTGAAAAGAAAGGGAACACTAGTACTACAGACGCAATGAAGTTTGTTACAAAACTGAGGGATAGCGGAAAGAGGTCAAAAAAGAGAAACCACTATGAGCATGGGGAGTATGTCACAAGACGCTCCAGCAAGGAATATAGGCGAGAACGTCAAAACTCCCTCTCTAAGAAAACCTCACGGGATTTCGAAAAAGGTGAAACAAAAGCTGGGAACGAGGTGTGGGATAGGAATGACTCTGCAAACAGAGGGACAGGCCTTCCGGTTAAACTCGACTCCCAATAGTTAAAGCCCCGTAGGATTTTAGTCCTACGGGGCTTTTCTCATTTAGATTAACCTATGGTATCTGTGATGAGACTCTCTAAGTCCCTTCTCACACTTGCGGTTACTGCGTAATGGTATACGCCGTACCCTGCAAAACCTTGTTCCTGTACCTCATGTACTTCGAATACAATGTTTTGGAACCTTGGTTGAATTACATCACCTGCCTCCAAAGGTCTGTGCAATTGAGTATCTAAGTAGCTCTTGTTAAACGTAAAGGTTTGGTCGTTGGTAAGCTTAATACCGAACTCTGATAGTTCCTCACCAATTGGGATAGGTGTGTAGTGTCCTCGGACAAGTACTTTCGTGGCGTACTTCTTAAGCCTATCCTCTTCGTACAGTTCGTCGTAGTTGCTATCTGTTTCTACTTTGTAAATATAGAACTCAGAACCTCCGAGGGCAATTTGCTCCTCGTCGATAATATTGAAGAACCCGATGTCTGGGTTTTCCTCGCTGAACATATCAAGGCGAACATCCTCAGGTACTTCAACCTCCGGTAGGGAGCCATGTCCATGCTTGTTGAAGTGCTTTCTTAGGTTCATTTACTTACTCTCTTTCTTCTTAACTCCACCAGTTCCCTCAGTAATAGTCTTTAGGTGCTTCAACTCTTTGGTAGCTCTCGTTAGGCGAATTCTATTACGTTCCGCATCCGCTTGCATCTCTACCTTTCTGAGTTTCTTACGGGAGGCATCTGACTTCTTACGCAATTGCTTAAGTTCTTTGTCCCCTCCATCCGGGTCGTAAGGCTCAGAGGTGTGCGGACACATGTAGCACTCTTTGATTTTACTCTCAGAGATTAAACCGAAGAAATTACTTGCGCCACTCATTATACTTCTCCTTAATCCACTCCCTGTTACGGTACGCTACGGCTGCTGCCACTGCTACTATGAATATGAATAATCCCATTTCACCTTATATAGTGTAAAAATCGGGGCCATCCTGCTATAATAAGGGCATGGAGAAGGGACTTCCAGACACCGATGAAGACTTCATGGCATTCGCCAAAACGTACATGGAGTTGGTTAATTCGGATATCAAAGAGGGGTTCTATGATTACTCCGAGAATGCCAAGAAAATGTATACCCAGCCCAGAAGCTTCCTGTACAGGATGGTGTTAAAGTTTGGGCTTAACCCGTATGACCGACAAAATGAAACAAATAACAGAATTCCTGGGCTGGGATGATTCAGCCGACTACACCGTGAAACTTGCAATCAATGATATTGTAATGCGAGACATGGGAACAATTTACGCGCACTACCTTCGGGTCGTGTTGAGAAACTGCGGAGAGTGGCCATGTCCTGTAGACGGGTCTAGAACTTCCGCTATTCTAGCTGCTACAGATGAGCAACTAGAAGACGCAATGGGTTTGTTAGTTGTTGACCCAGAATGTCTCAGAGGAGTAAAGACAGAACAATTGTAAGTGGCGCGTCGCGGTGAAAGGGTAAGATGGAATCCGTGCCCTACAATTGGAGAAAGCTAGGAGAAATCCTAGCTTTCTTTTTTACTTACTGGTTCGGGGATGTTTGGCTTACTTGTTAGTCTTGTAAGCCTTTTGTTACTATCTGGTTCTTTCTTTCCTGCGTCACGCAAACCTTTCTTAGAGTTCGTCACCTGATTTAACCTTCTCCGTTGGCGCTTAATGTTGTCATCCTGCCTTACCTTCATAGGTCGGTTTGGCATATTGTGAGGCATAGACTTGTCTCTCGCCCTCGCCCTACGCTCTGAGTCGGCGGCTTTAGAATCTTTCTTGCTGGTTGGGATATACTCAGCACCAGTTCTAACGTACCGACGCATGTGTCCTTGGCGGCGGGACTCGTTAAAGGCATCAGTTCTTCCTTTTACAGCGGCAGCAGTTTTAACAGGTTCGGTGTCGAACCTGTGTGCAGCTCTCAAGGTTCCCTGGTGTCTTTTAACACCTTTCACGCCATCAAGTCTTTTACGGATAATGGCTTTCATTTTATTCCTCTTCCCTCTGCCAAGACTATTGCCTTTCTTGTATTCAGCTTGAGCATTGCCCTTGACGCTTTTAGACATCTTAGCCGTAGCAGCCTCCAGTACAGTGTATAGATTTTTCATAACCTTCCTGTTATATAGTTCTTGATTTTAGGGACAAAGACACTGTTATACCTTTAGAGACCCACACCGATGAGACTACGAGAACTGATTTTGCGACTACTAAAGCTGTCCACAGGAGGCAGACCTCGCCCTCTATGGAAGAGGAACAACCAGGACATCTGGTGGTACGGTGCTTCTATTCACGGCAACAACACACCTGCGGGGACACCCCCTGCGGCGAGAAAGGTCTGGGATGATATTGTGCAAATCGACCCCAATGCCCCTCCAGAGTTCCGCCCATTCTGGGTTCTAAAGATTGGCAACGCGGCAATTACCGAGGACTACTACGATGAGATTCGTGAACGTACAGAGGCGGGTTACAGGGTTATCTTTACTCGTAAGGATGGCACTCCAGAGGATTTGGTCAATGATGTTTATGAAATGAACATTAGGAAAGCTTTGCCATGGGGCGTAGGTTTATGGAACGAACTTGAGTTTGGAGAGCAGATTACGCCACAGCAATTCTATGCTCAGATGAACAACGCGCATCTAGCGGAGTACTTAGGGGCAATTTGGGCAAAGTATGGCGTACACGTAACCCCTCCAGGATTATCCTCTTTCGCAAACACTATTACAGGCGGATATGGGGAAGCAATCGCAAAGGAATTTGCAGATGTGCCAGAGGAGGCAATGTTCATCAAGGTCCACAACTACGGTCACATTCAGCCAAAGTATTTGAAACTGTTAGACCTTAAGCCAAAAGTTCAAGAGGCGTGTGGTTTTCCAAATGCGGAGGTCATCATCGAAGAGATTGCCAATGATTTTATTGGCCAGTCGGGAATTCCAGCCAACAAGCCTGGAGTATATGATGAACAAGGTGCAGACTACCATAGAGCGGTTTGGTACGCAGGTGCGCAATCTAAGATGGCGACATGTCATTTTATGCTATTCCACTCAGGACACCACTATAATGACATTAGCGATGAACTTTATGGTCGGCTGAGAAGGATTGAGGCAAAAGCTGCTAGAAATTGGATGGGCGGGAAAGTTACTGCTGGTGATTTAGATGACCTGAACCTTGACAACCCTAAGGGTCGTGAGATTGACCTAGACACTTTCAACACATGATTCTAGTGATTTGGTTAGACGGAAGGGTAAATTAGAATCGCAAGGTGAGAAGTTGTTTGCTGAACTGTACAACAGAGCGAAGGTACAAGGTCTTACAGAGTTAGAAGACCTCTTAGTAGAAATAGAAGACGAATATACAAATGGATAAACAAGACAAAGAGATGGTTAACCATCCAGACCACTACAACGACAATCCTTCTGGAATTGAATGCATCGAAGTTGTGAGACATTGTAACTTTAATATTGGCAGTGCTATCAAGTACTTGTGGAGAGCAGGTAAGAAAGGTTCTGCAACAGAAGACTTGGAGAAAGCCGTCTGGTATATCAAGGATGAAATTGAAAGGTTGCTTGAGGAGAGAGGTCTAGAGAAACCTTGGACGTTTACTCGCACTGATGATATGCCAGACTACCATGCACCGGAAGAGGTCACAATTAAAGATTTACATGAAGGGGTTATGAAAGAGGTAATGGAAGAGTTAGAGAAGTTTAAGGAGGCACAGAAACCAACCTTGATTCCAATACAGCCTTTGTTACCTAATGAACCTTGGAAAGCGCCCGAAAGCCCTGGTACGGGTTATCCGTATGTTTGGTGTAGCTCAGTGTGGAAAGCATAATGACGATATTCCTTCAAATACTTATAGCAATTCTTTACCTGGGTGCAGGTGCATCTTTATGGTCTAATGTCATAATGGGTACAAGGCCTGTTAGTAAAAAGAAAGACTTCTGGGTTATGCTTATTGCTGTCCCAACATTCCCTGTATGGATTCCATTCGCAATCATCCTGGCCTTAGTAGCTTGGTACAAAACATTAAAGTAAGCAGATGAAAAACTTTCTTAAAAACCTAATCATAGCAGTTGGAACTGCCACAGGTCTATACCGTCCGAAGCCGGAACGACCTAAAGTGGTCGAGTACTACTCTGACGAAGAGAATGAGAAGCTAGTTGAGAGACTAGTGGCTGAGTGTAATAACGCCCTACTCACGGAAGAGGAGATGTTTATCTAGTGTATGTTAAAGAACGAGACGACAAACTCCTGCACCAACTAGGCTCAATGTTTTGGGACAAGGATACCTCAGTGAAGTTTAGTGAACTGGTTCACTTCGATAAAGCCATCGCAGTGTACGCATTCAATCCTAGAACTTCAAATGGTATGGCAGAGCTAAACTTATCGACTTGCGGGGATGGAGGGATTCGTATCCTGTTCAGAGGGCAGAAAGATGAAAAGCATTCTATCGTAGAGTTTAACATGTACCCAATGATGGTAAATGGCAATACTCTTGCACAAAGCGACCTGGAACTTCTGGCTTGCGTAATTATGGAGTTCGCTAGAGAAGATGACGAAGGATAACATGCTAGTGTGTTACATTAGCGCGGATATCATTCCAACAAACGCAAAATGTATCAGGTGCGGAGAAAAAATTAAAGACAGAGGCGCGTGGCAATGGTCACGACTTTTCCCAGAGAAATCAGAATATGTCTGCGTAACATGCTCTTCAAGCAGAGGAAGAGCTAAGAAACTATTTAAGGAAAAAAAAAATATGATGGAAGTAAAATCAGAAAATATTAGGGAGCTTATGTTCTGGGTATGGCCAAATGCGGTTGTACCTCTAGACCCTATGAACTCTTTAGATTGTTGCGCGAAAATCGAGCGTGAGCTTCAAATGAAAGGGTTGAGCAAGAAATATCTGAAAGCTTTGAATATTACCCCTGACCCTTACGGAGGTCTTTACACAAAGACTGATATTGACGACCTTCTATTCAACCTTCTTCCTGAGCGCAGAGTGAGAGCTATGTTGAAGGTGATGGAAGAAGAGAAAAAAAATTGCCCCTTGTGTGGAGGGGGAAACGTAGAACACGGAAATAGTAGCCACCGATTCGGTTGCAGGGATTGTTATCACTTATGGGGATGAAATACAAGCTGAAAACCTTCACACTGGAAAACGGTGACAGAAGGTACGCAGTAATGTTTGGTAGAGGCTCCTTCTTTTACAGGGAGTGGTTTGCTTATGGAAGAGGGGGTGATAATTTCGAATGGTCTTCGGATAAGTATGTCTTGAAACACGCATCTCACAGCACTCCACAAGAAGCAATCAACTGTGCGATGGAACATATTGAAAGCCATGGGTATCCTAAAGTCAAGGACACTAAGCTAGAACTTAAGAAAACCTACACACTCAAATGAACAGCAAAAACTACGTAGACAGCGAAGCCTATGTTGATGGCGATGGAGAACCGAAAATGAGATATATGTTAAGAGATGGAACTGGGAAGTTCATTAAGTTCATCGGAGTGGATGTACAAGACGATTGGGTTCCATATATTGACCATGCCCTTCCTCCTGCAAAGGTCGAGGAGACTGGAGATAATGAGTGCGATATTTGTTCGGGACTCAACAGTAAGCCTTGCCCAGAATGTGGGAGGTGGCTATGATACTATCACCACCATGTAGCAACTGTGGAAGCGATAAAACCTTTCAGGCCGGAAAGCACATCCCTGGGACCATTTTTAAAGAGGTTATCAGGTGTCAGAGATGTCACTTTGAGACACCTGTGACTGCCCATTCAGGGGAGGGCCAAACTTATTTTTGCCCAACATGCCCTGCAAAGGTTAGAAAGCATGAGCAGTGTCCAAACTGTCCAAAAGGAACGAAGTATAAAACATGAGTGAACACCTGTGACGTATGCTGTAAGCCCTCCTAAGGGCCGAAACGGTATGACCGACTCAACACACAAAAAAGATAACAACGTGTACCACGCCCTCTCCTGGGCAGAGAGGGAGGCTGGTGTCGTTGTGTTAGTACCCTTACACTCTAAAAGAAAGATAAGTAAACTACGAAAATGAATAAAGAAGAACAACTAGCCCGATGGTGGGCCGATAATCTGGGGGATGCCATCGCAGCAGGTGACGACTATTCCTGCGTTATCTTTCAGGAAGGCATGGCCAATCGGAACCCGTGGAGGTCATGGGCTGAATACACCAACGACAAGAACGTAGTTGGAAGAGCATTAGAGTGGGTTGAAGAGCAGGATTATTTCAGACTCAAAACACCTACCGTTGTCCCACAAGAGCAAATCGCAGATGCCATTAGTCGAACCAAGGAGTTTGCCTGGAAAATACCAGCTAAGATGCTATTGGAGCTTGCCAGTGTTTGCGGGTTTAAGTACAAATATGAGCCGAAAGGTTGGAATCTATGAAAGTAATCGTAGCAGGAAGTAGGGGTGTTATCGGGACAAAGGAGAACATTGAGTTCTTGAAGCATAGCTTGAGAAAGCTCGGAGCAACCGAAGTAGTCTCAGGGTGTGCCAAAGGTGCAGACCAACTAGGAGAGCTTGTAGCACGTTCTATGGGCTTACCTGTCAGACAGTTTCCCGCCAACTGGAATAAGGAAGGCAAAGCCGCAGGATATATTAGGAACGAACAGATGGCAGAGTACGGCGATGCACTTGTATACATTCAGATTGCTGACAGCCGTGGAACAAGTCACATGGTTGCCTTAGCAGGGAAGTATGGATTGGAAGTGATTGGGAAGACGGAATGAAAAAGAAACGTAACCACGCCAAATTAGAATTAGTCGCCCTGCACTATCAGAGTGGTCAGATTGTAATCAAAGGTATTCCAATAGGTACGACAGGGAGGCTTGCGGTATCGTGGGTAGTTCAGCCTAACCTGTTTAGACAATCTGGAGAGGTTGACTTGTTCGTAGAGGCGGCTGGATTGGATTCGGATGGGCGCAGATGGTTTGTACATGCTTGCAACAGTTGGGTTGGGGCGTACAGTTTGGATGAGTACACAGAAATACAGTAAAGCTGGGATTTGACTCTAAACCCGCCAACTTTAGTGTCCCAGAAATTGTAGTAAAATTTTATATGTGTAATTTTTTAAAGGGACTCCTAAGATATGGTAAAATTTTATATGTGTAATTTTTTAAAGGGACTCCTAAGAGGAAGACTGGAACCTTCGGTTGTATTGTGTACCCAAAGGAAACTGGAGTCCCTAGAACGCGAACCCTTTTCTGTCAAGCTTATTCTGGGAAATCTTTGAGACATATCAAGACTCAATAGTATTTTGTCTACCTCATGCCCTTACCATATCCTTCATGCCGTGTCAAGGATAAAAGAAATATAATAAGTGGCTCACTTTACCTTGTTTAGCGTTGACGCTACATATGCGCAGCCCTAAGATAGGGGCATGAAACAGCAAAGCCCACACTGCATCTCACTACCTTCTCCGTGCGATTTCGCACAGTCCGATAAGGATAAGATGGACAATAATACGTTTGAAGCATTGAAAGCTCTACATCATGCACACAAACGCCTAGCCGTTGGCATGGACAACCTATTGCAGACCATCATTGACCTAGAGTGTGGTATTGACCCATCAGAGCACAAGAGCCTATGCGAAGGCCTACAAGAGGCCTATAGCCGTCTGCGAGCTGCTCAAATCAGGACTGTTAAGTCTTGGAACTACGAGGTACTCTTTATCAGATAGCAGCCCTGCCCTCCAAATTAAAAACTTGGAGCGGTGCGGCAATTAACGAGTAAAGAGTATTTTGTCTACTTAGGGAGCGAATAGCGGAGCGGCAATTAACGAGTAAAGAGTATTTTGTCTACTTAGGGAGCGAATAGAAGATAAAGAGGTCTTTATATCGCCCCTAGCATATCCTGCCAGCCATGTCAAGGATAAAAGAAATAAAAGTTCTGGGCCATTTTACCCTTTTGGTTCTTGCATTACAGAATAGGCTACTGTAGAATACTAGCATGTCAATAATCGAAAGAACAAAATGCTTACTCGGCTCCGCTAAATCCTACCGAATGGTAGAGAATGCTCGCCGCATCGATATGTTCGTAGAGCATGATACCTTTATCACTCTGCCCAAGGAGCAAGCTCTTAAGCTCATTACCGACTACCAGGAGGCCTTGGAGAAGTCGGAGAAGGAAATGAGCGCGGACGTGCACAAGCTCTTCCATGGAAAGCGCAGGACTGTTACCAACTTTGAGTACAATAACCACGTTATCATTGGGCTGCGGATAAGGGATTAACCTGCCCAATAGCTCTACCCTCCAACTTAAAAACTTGGAGCGGTGCGGGAATTCAAGAGTAAAGAGTATTTTGTCTACTTAGGGAGCGAATAGCGGAGCGGGAATTCAAGACCAAAGAGTATTTTGTCTGCCCTAACTCTGCGCCACGGCCTTGTCAAGGATAAAAGAAATATAATAAGTCGGTCGGATTTCCCGTTATATGCTTGCATTGCCCTACGGATGCTCTACAATGATGGAATGAAACAGGCAAAACAGCTAGAATCAGTCTCTCATGCTCTCCTGCTATGCGTGGAAAAGCACCACCCACAACGCCCAACTAGTAAGGCATTGACGTTGGCAGCTATTCAGCGAGTGCCGCACGATTGCCAAGCTATCGGCATGGGGAAAGTCCGAAGCATGGCGAAGGCCGTTGCTAAGAGTGTGGGGGAGAACAATGTTTAAGCACATTAACAAGAAGAACCTAATCGACACCTTTTGGTACTTATTGGCAATGGGAAGCGTCCTAATGTTCCTGGGTGCTGTCGATATCGTAAGGGTATGACAGCCCTGCCCTCCAACTTAAAAACTTGGAGCGGTGCGGGAATTCAAGAGTAAAGAGTATTTTGTCTGCCCTAACTCTGCGCCGCTGTCTTGTCAAGGACAAAAGGAATAAAAGTTCTGGGCCATTTTACCCTTTTAGTTCTTGTGCTATGGAATAGGCTACTGTAGAATGCTTGTAGGAGAGCACTTCCATAGATTCCCATCAAGGTGATATCTCTGCCCTCCAAATAAAAAACTCCCCACGGTGCGGGAATTAACGAGTAAAGAGTAGTTTATCTTTATATCGGTGAAAGGAATACTCTACCGAATAGTAGAGTATTCCAAGCGTTTCAATCCACCCACATTTGGTTTAGTTCATCGACCGTAGGGATATCAGAGGCATATGCGGCCCTCTTTCGGATATCCTTAAGGAGTTCTTGATATTTCTCTACCATTGCGCTAGGCATCCTGGAGATATCAAAACAGTCTAGCGCACGCTCAGGAGTAAGGTTTAGCACCATACTGTGTATAACCATTTTCGACTGAGCCACGACGATTGGCTTAAGGTGGTCGGGATATTGGCCCTGGTCTAGCTGATAATCATTTTCATATTCGGCGGCCACCACGTTGGCAACGAAAATAATCAGGCCGGGACACTCCAGAGCAAGCGCAAAAGAGGTTTCGATGGGGCCATCATTGAACATACCAATCATGCCAGGTTTCACAGGGAGTTCAGAGAGGTCTAGGATGTAGTTGCTTGTCATGCTAGTATTCTATTCAAGCGGATACCATAGGTCAAGCATATAATAGGAAATCGTAGGAATAAAAAACTCCCCACGGTGCGGCAAATAACGATATACAGGTCGTTCAATCGCTCCTATTTAAGACAAAATACTCTTTTATACACAGGTCGTTCAATCGCTCCTATTTAAGACAAAATACTCTTTTATATACAGGTCGTTCAATCGCTCCTATTTCAGACAAAATACTCTTTTGAAAACTCCTTGACAGCATACGAGAGATATGCTATGGGGCCAATAACGGATATAACGGTCTTTTATTCCACCTCTAGGCTCCTAGCATATCGGTGGGAGCTTGTCAAGAGTTATTTTCAGACAACAATCCTATTAAAGAGTAAAGAGTATTTTGTCGTTCCAAAGTCGCATCCGTTAAAAACTATAACGGTGCGGCAAATAACGATATACAGGTCGTTTAATCGCTCCTATTTAAGACAAAATACTCTTATATCTTGATTAGCAGCAGCTAGGAAATCCAAGATTTCTCTTGGATTTCCCTTGACAGACTTGCTAGGCTATACTAGGCATCAATCTGCTGATTTTGCGGCAGCTCAGATACTAGCTTTTCGACAAGTCGAGTACGCTTAGCTTTAAGTTCTGCCAAGATAGAGTTGTGCAGCGGACGGTCTGCAATGGCATCATCGTAGCGGTTCTGCCATTGCTCAGCCTTAGCAAGTGCCTTAGACTTATTTTCCAGACCTACCTTGATAAAGCGAGCAATAGTGAGTCCTTCCTTTTCGCATTCTGCAATCTCCTCCTGTAATGCCATCACCTCTGGATGGTCTGCGACTTCCTCCGCCATCATCTCTTGCTGTAGGCGCAAGGTGTTTTGACGCGACTCTTCTAAACGTTCTTCAATCGAGCGAGTTGCTCCCCTAGTGTTTTTAATGGACATTTTAGTCACTCCTAATGTTGTGCGCGGTTTAGCGTTGTTGCTTCCCTTTGCGCTCTTTAATTATAGGGCCGCGATGGCATAGGTCAAGCATATATCAGGAAATCTGGGCAAATAAAAAACTCCCCCAAGTGCTGGATATCCCGATTAAAAGGTCTTTTATTCTGCCCTAGCATATCCTGGGGACGCTGTCAAGGAAATTACTTTTCAAAATACTTGCTCAGATTCTCTGCTATTTGCTTGCAATGCCTAGGGGAGCGTGTACAATGGGTGGAACAAATAGGGAAACCAAAACGGAAACCCTCAAAAGGAGAAATCCTAAAATGCAAGTAAACCGCAAATACGGTGTTGTTGGTAAGCGAAAGGCTACTAATGTACACATTTTCAAAATCAACGCAGGCCATGTTGCCGTTGCACAAATTGGCCGCGTTACTCACCAAACTATCTGCTACGCTGCAACGCATGACGCACAAGGCTACAAGGATAGTAAAAACGCTGCACGTCGGGTTGTTCGTGCCAACTATGAGAAAGCAGGACGCGCGTATGCGTAACGCTGGTTAGGTTTATCCGCATTTGACTTTTATTCGATGGGGATAGGTGGGGGTTTTGTGAAGGCCCCCACCTATCCCATTTTGACTTATTAACGATAAACTACTCTTTATTTGTCTTTAGGATTAAAAACTCCCCCAGGTGCGGAAGATTTCAGACCTTATTGTCTTTTATTTGACCCTATTTAAGACAAAATACTCTTATATCCAGTACTATGAGTTGCAAGTTTTCCCCATAATCATTAGCTCTAACCTACCTTAAAGGGTTCTCATATGTTCTATGCTCTAATCTGTGGCAATTAGAGCATAGAAGGTCACACTTCGCAAGCTCTGCCAATACTTTACTTGTGATTTGACTTATGCCCGACATAGAGAAAAGTTTGTCTTCCGGCTCTCTATGGTGGAAATCAAACACTTGGGGGTGGCCATGGAATCCACACTTTTCGCACTTGTCCCCCTTAAGTACCATAAGCTCCAATTTAGTTTTCTGTTTTTCGGATAGCTCTTTCACCGATTTATCATCTGTCTTAGGCAACGGTCGGTTAATCGCAGTAGAGCGGCAATACTTACATTTGCCATACCATAACTTATTAGGTCTAAACTCTGCCCAGGGTTTCCATATTCTACACTTCGGACATCTTTTTAACTGGTTAACACAATCCCAAATAGCACCATTCTTCATCTTCATATCTTTCTTTGCTCCCATACATTATTTAGTGGAACCAGTGCAAAAGTGCAAGTATGGGTTGCACTTTTCTCAAATAGATAAATGAAGTATCCCCTCTTAGTAAATTTGGAGCGTATTATCCCTTAAGAGGTAGTAGAGCTATTTGGCCTTAAGAAAAGTATAGCATAAAGTGCAAGTATGAGTTGCACATTTAAGACAAGATTCTCGTTAATCGTCAATTATGACACAAAAATAAGCTCCTGTAGTGATACAGGAGCTTATTTTTATTTGATAGTTAAGATGTTTTCACACAGCTTGATAACGTGTACGAGACAATGGTGGAGTAGATTTGACTTTTCGCAGAAGCGTATTAGCTGACACACCTTTAGGAAGGTAGAAGAACGCTTGGCAAGCCTCTAGTACATCTTCTGATTTAACAGGATGAGCTAAACTCTTGTGCCATACGTTGTTACGGTCTTTGTGAAAGTAGATTGTAATGCGTTTCATTTGTGTGATTAGGTCTTATGGGTTTAATGGTTTCGTTAATTTTGGCATTGAAGAAACTGCTATCAATGTGATATCACATTTAATCTTTCTAATTCCTTCAACTTTTCCTACCCCCTCACAGGGTATTCTATCATCTTTCTATTCTTTGATATCAGTTAGCATTTGCCATTCCATATCATTTTCTTCTACTTCTTTCCTCTTTTGAGTCCAAACCCTCTGGGTATTGTCCTCATATGTTACTGTGACAAACTTAGGACTAAGTGTAACTTGTGATTGTACTGGACAGTGTTTTGTATGTTCTTCTAGCTCTGCTTTACATAACGTGTACTTATTGTTTGATACTAGGAACATGGTGAAGAAGAGTATTGCACCTATTAGGGATAGCACTAATGCTGGTAAGTATGATGGCTCTCTGCTCATTGCTGTACTCCCAAACTATTATTTTGTGGTTCGTAGGTATACAGGCAGTAGACCTTATCTCCACTTAGTTTGATTTCAAATACGAAGCCGTCAATGCTCTCAATCTCTCTTTCGCCGCTCCTAAACAGTTTCAGAGCTTTGCGCATGATGTCCTTATCTTTTTGGATGTCTGAGTTTGGTTGGGCGTAATAACCACCACATCCGCAGCGGCAACACTTCCCTTTTCCGTAATAAATCTGTTCGATTTCGCTTTCGTCAAACTCTACGTATTTTTTCTCAAGAGTATTATGCGGGGTATGTTTAAGTGCTAACTTCATTAGTTTTACTTGGCCCATGGGCCTTTTTCGGTTGGTTTGTGTTGTGCGTTATACTTTTCTACAAGCTCCAATGCTTCTTCCATGGCTGCATTAAAATGTGCAGTGCGGTATTCTTGTGGAGTATCCTCATCTGCCTGATACATCACTTCCTTTAGTGCAGCGATTAGTTTATCTTTCTGAGCAGAGATATCGAGTTTCTCCTCAATCCTTGCCAGTGATTGTGATACAGACGTTTCAAATGCTAAGTTTTTCATTAAGTTATCTCCTTAAAACAGGTCTAAGACTTCGTTTTGGGTTTCCAACTGCTTAACATATCCTTCTAGGATATTCCAAGCCTGTTTTCGTGTCCATTGATTGGGGTTATCTGTTTTGATTGTATGGGGTTGTTGTAGCAGGTACAGAGCATCCTCGTAGTCTTGTTTGGTGAATCTAGCCATTAGTTCTCAATCTCCTTAAACTTCTGTTTCACGTCATGGATTGTTACATCCATCACAGTATAAAACAAGATATTACATTCGTCTTCCCTGTAATCTTTAGTACAAGCTACCCATTCTTTCTTGGTTAAATAATTCTTATCATCCATGTGAAAGCAACTATTCCAACCTTCCCTAGTGGTAACAGATACGATAGATTTAGAACGTGAACAAAGGATTTTCCTAAGATGCACTGCATTTGGATGGTCTTTGATTAGCTCAAGGGCTTCATTTATTTGTTGTGGTGTCACTTTCCTTCCTCATAATCTTGTTTGGTGAATCTAGCCATTGTATTTGGCCGTTTTCTCAAAATCAGAAATATATGCAACACCTACTCCTTCAATTTGTTCAAGTTTACTACCGAAACCAAGATTATGTTGTAGGTCTGTACAGTTTTTCTGGTCTGGGTCATCGGATTCTACTAAGTAGAATACCTTAAAGATGTGAACATATTTCTTCTTATCGGATTCCCCATCGGGTGTTTCATTTGTTTGTTGTGGTGTCATTTTCCTTCCTCCAAGTACAAGTATTGATGATAACCTCTTCCATTGTCTCTTCCTCCAGAGTTGAAATGTCCTTTAAGTTTTTGTGGTTCCTATTACTTTGGCAATAGGAACAGCTACCATGGTTTCTACAGCTTTTATCATATGCTCTAGATTGACGGTACTTTTGTTTACGGGTACGGCTCATTTAATCAAGGGGGTGGACAGTTTCACATAGGGTACAGAAAGTGCCGCTAGGCATATCATAGCCAGAAATATTGTCTAAACATTCCACCCATTGTTGTAGCTCCTTATCGGATATGTCCATTTGCTCCGCGATTTCATCGCCAATCATTGCGAGTCCTAACCGCGCCACTTCAAGTAGGTCTGATAGTTGTAAAAGTTTGGGAGTCTCAGCTATCACTAGTTCAGCTTTGTACTTTGTTAGTAGCTCGCCAAGCTCTTTCTTAAACTCTTCCAGGGGAAGGTTAATCCCTACTAACTTTAAGCCTTGTTTAATAGCTACGGGGATATGCTCAGAGTACTTATATGCCTCAAAGTTATTATCTTCTGCTACTTTCTTTCCGTCCTTAAAAACTATAAGGATGCAGATAGAACCGTTAGGATTATCAGGAACTAGCCTAATATCGTAACCATGAGCGTGAAACCCTTTAAGGGAATAGATATCGTGGTCGTACTGTTTCATCAATCTTCCCTCTCAATTTTAATTTGTGCACCTGCTGGAATATGGGAATACTCTAAGTATTCGCAATCAGAGTGCATAGCCTTATCAATGGCCTCTTCCTCATTCTCAGCGGTAACGGTGCGGTGAGAATAGTGTAACTCAGGAACTAATACTTTGTACGTGTATTCCTTTACAGGCTCATCCTTTTCACCGCTCATAGCTTTTGCCAAGTGCTTGAGATTATTGGCAGCTACATTTTCTGCAAACCGCTTCGCATCAAGCAATGCCCTAAACTTTTCTTCGGGAATCAAATTGTAACCTTCCCTAGAGAAAACTATGTGGCCAACATGGTTATGCACTTGTAGAGTATGCTGATTATTCGCAGCATGATATACCAAATAGGCGCGATAAGGTGGAATAGAGTAACCTTCGCTTGTGTAAAGGTCGGCGGCTTCTTGTTTTTTGCTGTTCATTATTTTAAACCTCAAAGTTTTTCTTGATTTTGCTTTTCATCACTACGCCATGCGCAGGGTACAAAACATTTTCTACCTTACGATTCCAGCAAGCGCGGCATTGACCACACTTACCAGCCCTATTGTAAGAACGACAAACTACAATACCCTTTTGGGCTTTCACAGTATCAACATTCTCTACAACAAAAGAGTATTGTCCCCAGCCTAAAGTATCAACATCATCAGCACTATCAGCAGTGATAACTTGCCCAGTAGACCGACGAACAACTACGTTATCCAAATTCTCTAAACTCTCTAGAGCTTCTGCAATCTCAGCAACTTTCCAAGCGAGAGTTGGAATCCAGAATTTAGTATCAGGACAACGCTTGCATACTTCCAAGATTTTCTCTGCCAACTCTACACAATAAACATCACCACTATCGAAAAAGCGGAAATACCTTTCGTGCTTAAGAGTTGCTACCATCTTGGATACCCAATCAGGCTTTTGCCAATCCTGCATATTGTGTTCCCTAACTGCTTTCACATTCTTGTAAAGATAGTTTCCAGTAGTGGCGTAACATCCTTGGCAGGAAGGGACAAGTTTAGCGTCAGAATCAAAGGCGTTTTGCCAATCTTGCAACTTCCCGCTATAGTTTTCGTAAGACTCGGAAGAGCCTGGACAAGTAAGCAAAGCGGGAAGCGACCAAGATAAACAAGGCATTTTAGAAGCCTTACTAAACTTAGGACTTGCGTTTTCTAGTTGTGTGGGTGACGGCATGGACACATTCTAAACCTTTTCCCAGATAACGCAAGAAAATTCCAAGAAATCCGAGCGGTTAAAAACTCCCCACGGTGCGCCTCTGAATCACGACAAATCACTCGTTAATTCCACTATACGATTTTTGGGATTTCTCTTGCTTTCCTTTCAGGATATGCTAGAATATTATCTGTCCTAGAATCATCTCAGAGATTTTAGGGCTTTTTTGTGTTTATCCATAAGAAAAAGACCTTAAAGTCTCTATATTATTATGAAAACATGGTAAAACAGAAAACAAAAGAAGAAACAGTAAAAGCCGTATTGCGAGTGCTATCTCAACAATATCCTGAACTGTTTAGGGCTGATGCTATCACACAGCATAGTAATGCTTTAGTAGGCTTCCTGTTGGATGCCATTGGTACTTGGGAGAAAGAGCAAGAGGAAATGCCAACATTGGGTGGGCCTGAACTGCTGGAAGGCTGATTTGACTTTTCGCGTATAGGCATCCCAATTTGACTCTTGGGATAACGACCAAGACCCGTTAGACATCTTAATTGATATCTAACGGGTCTTTTTATTTGTCTACATGGTATTATCGGATTTGACTTTCTTACGGTGGCGTTTTTTGTTTGGCCGCTTCAATTTGACTTATAGCATTTAAACAACTGACCAACCCTTAGTAGATTTCCACCTACCAGAAATAACGCTACTCGCCGTAAAACATAAAGCACACCACAATGCCAGTCCCAACCCAAAAAGGCATCCACAAGTACCAAGCTATTAACGCCCCGATAATCAAGGAAAAAGATACAATGAGACATACGATAGTCCAAAAAGTGTTAAACCCCTTTTCAACATAAAACATCTCCCCCAAGAACGTACCTATAAGCATTGGTACAATGGACATGCATAATCCTTGTACGAAATGGAAAAAGCCTAGCCATGAAGTAGTTATCGTATACAGGAGAAGCAAACATACCCAAGGTATAAAAACAAAAAATGCCCCTATACATTGTCCCCTAGAAATCCTATCAATTTCAATTTTATCATTCGACATCAAAACACTTCTGTTTGGTTTCAGCCATTTTTGCCAATATCTTGTACAAAGTTGCACAATCTAAGACATCCTCCTGTCCCATTCTCGGTGGCTCTCAAGCCTCGCACGGATAGCCCCAAAGGTTTGTGGGGGTTCATAAGTTAGCTCCTTACCGCTGTCGTAGACAGTTACCAGAACATCCTCTTCGTAATCAGCTAATGTGATAACGTCGGAGTAAGTTCGGTAATTATACATTCCCAAGTCTCGCACCAAGCTCAACTTTCCTTTGAGGGAAGCCTTCATGCTTGAAGTGATTGGTTCTTTGTATACACCACGCCATACACCATTGATGCAAGCAGCGTTACATTTAACTGCAAACTTGTGTGTGTCTCGGTCAAACTTGCGAAGCAAGCCACCACCACTGCCAAAGATAATGTTATCTCCTGACCACCCATCGCTCTTCATGGCTGAGATAATATCAGACAACATATCGTAGTCAATACCATCACCTTGAAGAATCTTAATTCGGTCATTGAGAACCTTATATCCTTTTCTGTTCTCAGTAGTTCCAAACGCTTCACCAAGGATGCGTAGACACTTGATTACAACTTCAACAGGGTCTCCTGAGTCAGGACGAATAACCAACGGGTTCTTAGCAGCCAAGACATCGGCCTTTAGCTCCTCACCCCACAAGGTTGAACATGCCTTGAAGATATCATATGAGTCACTTACACATGAATATGCAGCAATGCCTTCCATGTCCCCGAACTTATCAATCATGTTGCGGAAAGATTCAACCTCGTTCACTCTACCCCAAGAAGTAACAGTACTGTGCTGCGATGCAGGTACAGAGAAACCAGCCATAAACTCATTGTAGAAGTAATCACCATACTGTAAAGCTTCTGAGTTATCAGTTCCCTTGAAGCTTGTTAGGTGTGCCAATCCAGCGACACCAGCTTCCTCTCGACAAGACACGCCACGATATCCAAAGTCATGCAACATGAAGTCAATATTCTCTGGTGAGCCAGTCTTCTCTAGGAACTCTAACAACATATTCTTGCAGTAGTAAGAGTTAGTTGCTACAGTAGTTCCACACCATTGATGGCTCAAAAGAGTCTCTACCCAATCTACAACCCATGCGTGTGCTGGGTCAGTATTGGTAATAGTCATCAAGACATTTCGTTTAGGGACAAGTGAGCCTTCACGAACAGCTTTGATTCGAAGTGGAAGATTTCCACCTAAACGGTCTACGATATCTCGGAACCCAGCTTCGTTGAAGATTTGGTCAGTGCCAAAGTGCGCAGCCCAATAGGGAATCGCACTATCAATGTCTGCGTGAGTTACCTTGGTATTCAGCAGTTCCATTACTTGAATCTGCATAGAAAACCATACGGTGGCAGGGAATCGTCCTCCCCGTGCCACAATATGAGACTCCATATACTCTGTTCCAGGTGGCAGTTGCAGCCATTGAGATACTTTGTGTGAGTCAGTTGCTTTACACCAATTTAAAGGAATCATTATTCAATTACTCCAAAGTGTTCCAAGTATTTCTCAAAATTAGTCAGCGTAATTTGGAGGTACAAGAATTCGTACATCTTCCTCTTCATCAAGAAGAGCATCAAGACGCATTTGCATCCAAGCAATTTCGTCACGTAGCCAGTACGGGTTGTTATATTTTGCAACCATATCACGACCACAGTAAAAGCAGTGGATATCATCTTGGCCTTCCAAGATATGAATCTTGTGAGCCTGTTGCTCCCATCGGTAGTACAGCGCAACCTTTGCTTCCTCATCATTAGACGGAGAAGAAGAGCATGACGCAAACAGACAGAGAGCGAAAAGTGTTAGAAGGTATTTCATTCAGAACTCCCATTAGCAATGCGCAGAGCATTGGCAATATCTTTCACAGAGTTTTTGTTATCATTCCAAATCCTTTGAGTAACATCCCCACTAGGAGTCATCAAAGTAAAGAAGTCTGTTGCAATGTGATACGTTTGCCAACGTTTGTAAGAAGAAGATTCAGAGTTCAACTCAAACAACAGGCGCTGATGCAAAGGGGTTGTCCTTTCTTGCTCGTTCTCCAAAAAGTCTTTTGCTTCCTGTTTAGCTGCAATCATTCCTTGGAAGTCAGTGGAGTCTGCGAGTCGTTCAAAGAGTTCGCGTGGTACTTTAATGTTCGTTGATTTCATCCTTTAATGTTGATGATTGGGTGTACGTGGTGAAGTGTTTTAACAAGGTCTTCTTGCAAGTGCATCACTTCATTAATGTCTTTGTATGCGAAGGGAGACTCATCTAACGTATCTTTAACGACACGGGCTTGAGTGCCTTGCATAGTAGCTTTAAAGTCCTCCATTGAAAGCTCACGCTTAGCTTGCTTTCTACCAAGAACTCTTCCTGCTCCATGAGAGCTAGAATATAGTGATTCAGGATTTCCTTTGCCTTCAACAATGAAAGAGCCGTCACGCATGTTGCCTGGAATTACACCTGACATACCTTTCTCTGCGTGAGTTGCACCTTTCCTGTGAACAATAGTTCCACCTGTAATCTCTGCGTGGTTGTGGTTTCGGTTAATCAGATGGTTCCAATCTCCCTCACCAACAATAATCTTGGCCATCACTTTCTCAACAGCTTTAGCAATTCTAGTACGGTTTAACAAAGCAAACTTCAAAGCCCAAGACATGTCTTGGTAATAATCAGAGCCTTCTTTGCTCATAATATTAAAACCAAAGTGGTCTTCACGGGGCTTTCCATCAGGAGAAGCTAAACGCATATACTCAGTTGCAATACCATGACCTACGCCACGACTACCTGAGTGAACAATAATCCAAGTTCTTTCATCGGTTCCAACACCGATTTCAATGAAGTGGTTGCCACCTCCTAGAGTTCCTAAATTACGGAACCCTTTCCTCTTATCAAATGCCCCCTGCCCCAATGGGGTTAGGTCACTGGCGAATAAGTTTGGAGAATCCTGGAATTCCTCATGCGCGTTGAATCCAACGGGCACTTTGCTATAAATCTCATCGAAGATGGCTTTAGAGTTTTCTCTCACTTCATATGCATCAAAAGAAGTCGGAAGAGCTAACATGCCACATCCAATATCATAACCTACCCAAGCAGGAATGATTACATCTTTCGTTGCCACAACAGCACCAATAGGTAATGCGTAGCCTGGGTGTGCATCGGGCATCATAGCTCCTTGCACTGTAAAATCCATATGCATAGCAGATACGAATTGGTCAATGGCTCCTTGCTCTAAGACCTCTGCGTAAATCTTGTATGGTTTTCCTAAGTCGTCTAGTTCTTTAACTTTCATTTAATCAACGCCTGGAAAGCTACACATTATTTTTTAGGTTTGTGGGTTTCCTGTAAACATTTTGGGCACTGCCAGAGAATCCCATTTGGACCCTCTGACATCACTTTCATATCTGATTTGCACTGCGTACAACGTTTTGTCTTGCATTTTGGAAACATATGTGTTACAGTGTGAAATCGTCAGGCGTATGCTCGTAGAGCTTCTTCGCCTCAGATGCCCGATAATAACAGAACCCCCATAGTCGGTCAAGGGATTTTCTGCTAAAGGCCTTATTAATATACTCACGCTTAAAGGACCATTCCTCTAACTGAGAATTAGTAAGTCCCATATTATCAGCAGTATAGGCTCTCATGCGGTCGTCAAGCTTCCTAAGGAAGATGGCCACTGCACGTTTCTCTCTCAAGGTTAAAGTATCATGAATGCCAAGGCTTTCAAGGTCGTTATGAATAGCAAACCTAATCAGAGAACTGTACTTAGCTTTGTACACAGAAGTTCCTGGGATAGTATCATACTCTCTCCCAGATAACCACTCCTTTATGAAGGGGGCTACATTGTGAGCAGGTACAAAGCCATCGTGCATAGCTTCTCGGTACTTACGTGCAACAGAGAAACATACATGCTTCACTTTGCGTTTACGAATCTTATCTTTATTAAACATCTTTGTTAATGGTTAGGGTAGTTTTTCATCCAAGGAAGGGCTAAATAAGCCTATTAATCTGTGCGTCTCTTGTCCCGACTGCAACCTTAACAAAGGGGTTCAATTTCCTAAGGACTTTCTTAAATCTATTAAGTAAAGATAGTTTCGCTTTACAGCTTCTGGGAAAGCCCCTTTCTGCGTATTCTACGAACTCCTTCAAGCTGAATACTTGAACTTTTGTCCCTGCGCACTGTCTCCTAACCCAATCCTTCACTCCTTCCCTAAACCCATTTCCTGATAAAACAATAATAGCTTCGTCCTCTGGAATAGCGGATAGGAAGCTAAGGACAAGGTATGGACCCTTTTCGTCCACACTTCCTGAGCGTTGTTGACGCTTACATTCAATGCGAATCTTCCTACCATTCAAGCAGAGGACGAACTCTGAGCGGCAGGTGGCTCCGTAGATTCCTTTGTAAGGTACATTAGTGAGAAGGATATTATCCCTCACGCCTGTCTTACTGTGCAAACTCTTCCTGAGAATCCTATCCCCAGGCAAGGCATGAGCACGAATAGCTGCTTCTACCAAGCCTTCCAATTCCTTTCCACTTACGTTAGCGTATGTTCCTTGAAGTGACATTACTTAGGTGGAAGGTATGTCCAGGTTGCACCTTCCTTTAGTTGAATCCAAAGGTATGATGGAGTTTTAAAAGTATTCTGATTACCTTCATCAGCTTCTACGATGATGTAATACATTTCATCGTATCCAACAAAGTACGCGCCTTTATAGATAATCTCTCCAGTAAACTCAGCATAAGTCTCTGGCTCTTCGGGATGCGTAATCGTATACACTAACACCGACATAATCGCTATTATCATAGCACCTAAAAGGAACTGTAATACTTTATCACCAAAATCGCTCATTCTTCCATGTCCATTTGTTGTGCTAGACTCGTCTTCAAACGTTTAATCATTTTCACCACCTTAGAGGTTGGCATGTTTGTGTTTCTAGCAATCTTTGAAATGTTGAACTTACCGTTCAACTTGAAATAACTGACATCAGATAAAATCTCTGACACCAACTCTGAAATGTCGTCGTCGAACTCAATCTCAAACAACTTACTGTCGAAGTCATGGTTAGGGTCTGGAAGGTTATCTTCTACAAACTCTCCGCCTATTGCACTCAAGCTAATCACGTCACCATCGACAGCGCGTTTACGATATGCTTCTTTCGTTAGGTGGGAACGTTTATACCATAGACAAGCCTTGATGTAAGCATTGAACTTCTTAGTTTCAAAGTACTCATCAAAAGGCCCGTCTTCTTTATTGGTCTTCTCAAACCCTTCTACAGCCAGTAGCATTACAATCTTTAACTCAGAGAGTTTGTCTGCAATCTCAAGGCTTGTAAATGATGGTGTGCGGTTAGCAGCGAACATAGCAAGCTTACCATACTTCTTCCATAGCTTTTCCCACTGAGGGTTGGTTAAACTCATTTAATAAGTTCTCCTTCCTGCGTAAGGATGGTTTTGTGAAAATCAATCACAGTTCGGTCTTGCACTTCCTTGTTAAGGGTTTGAACATGTCGCATAGCGGATGCACTTGTCTCAAAGTCACCGTAAAAGTGACTACCTTCTTCCTTTAGATGAAATCTATTCTCGATGGTAAAACTGCGTGGGCGAAAACCATCACACTCATGTTGATACCCATAAGGGTTACAAAGAACTAATACACTAAAACATGTGTAGTGTTCCATTACTTTATGAGTATGCCCATGAATCCATAGGTCAAACTTCCCAACCAGATGGTCAGAAACTCCTGCTTGGAATGCTGCATTCAGCAAACTGTGCTCATACTCTGGGTCAATGGAGTCTTCATTTGGCAAGTGGTGTGTTACGCATATTTTTAGCTTCCCTTCATACCCATGCTGGTCGAATGCTTCTAATGCGGCAATAAACGTATCATGCTCATCACACAGGTCACCAGCGTAGAGATAGTTTAGCTCAGGCATGTACATTTTGGCCAAACCCATGTTCCCTTTATCCCTTCCACCGTAATCTGTCCACATAGTTCCGCCAAAGAACACTGCCTCATCGTTCTCAAACACGTTACCAGGAGTTAGGATATGTACATTAGAGAAGTCCATATCTTTCATGTGCCTACGTAAAAGCCCATCAGCGCCAACTCCTTCTAAAATGTAGTCATGATTGCCGAGAGCAACAATAACATCTTTGAACCAAGCGGAACATTCACTAATGAATAGTTTCTGTTGGGTCATGCGAGGACTGATGTCCCCTGCGATAATTAACGTATTGCTTTCAGGCTCCCACTCTTCACTTGTTAGCTCAGGGATAAACTTTTGAATCCTTGCTGAGCGATGGTCAATGTGTATGTCTGATAAGTAATAGTACTTCATCGGTCAATGATGGCCAAAAAGATAGCTGCAATAACCATAAATGCTAGCACAAAAATGCCAAACCCAAATGCGGCAGCCCACGGAATCCACAGTGGGGAAGTTACCCACCACCAACTCCAAGTAATAACTCCCACAAGCTTTAAGGTAAGAAATACTAAAAACAGAGCCAACATAAGGCTTATACCTTCTGCATTAGGTTTACTAATCTCATTCGCTTTCTTCAACTTCATCTTTATCTTCTCCATCTCTTAATTGCATTTTATCCAGAATATGGAATTGGGCAACAAACCCAAGTGTAACTAGAAGCCCTGTCGGAACCCATCCTATATGTAAGGCGAGGGAAACAAGGGCAAGTGCAGATAATAACAATGCCGTTGAAACGACAAGACCTGCTAAGAAATTAACTATCATTTATGTTATTGGTCTTGGAAACGAAGGGAAATCGAATCCCACCATTCGCATTGCAAGTGCAAATCGCCTCCTTGGAACATGCGCCCCCAAGACAGTTCAAATTAATGAGCACAGAGCTTCAAAGAATACCTGTGCATTATTGTAGAGTGTGAAAATCATCCTTCCCATCCAATATCCTTAGACATGGAAACAGTCATAAGGCTTTCGCTTCGAACTCTCTCTACGATTCGATTCATAATCTTAGCCTCCTCTTCCATGCAAAGTTCGAACTCTTTCGTACCAATAAAATTCTCCCCAGGAGAGGGAAGAAACCTATACCAGTAACAAACTTGAAAAGGTGAAGCTTCGTTTACTTGTTCAATTGATGGGTAGTTCATTTTAAAATCTCCAAAGCTTTTGCTACGTCCTCTAAAAGATTACTTTCATCTGTTTATGTGTTTGGAGCCAGCGGTGAGATTCGAACTCACGATTAGCTTGTTTACAAAACAAGTCCTTTAGGCCACTTAGGTACGCTGGCGTTGAGTGGTAGGAGTGGAGAGAATTGAACTCTCATGCGACCGTTACCCTAGTTTAAATTGCACGGCATATAAGACCGCTGGGATACACTCCCATTTCCACTGCTGACCACTATTATAGGGACTCCTCCGTCAAAGTCAAGCTTTATTCAGTGGAATCCCTAAAGTTTTTAGAATGGCAAAGCGAAGAAGAATCGAACTCCTATCTAAGGATTTGGAATCCCCAATGTTGCCATTACACCCTCGCCCTACTCTTAAATCCCGTTAGGGAAGTTCTCTTCCATAAGGCGGTTCCAGGTGGCTTCATCCAATACTGGTTCGGATGGTTCGTTCTGAATCCCCACAATAGTCTTGCGAACAAGCTTTAGTCTGTAGATTCGAAACGCCAAAACTCGTCGGCATTCTTTGCCTTCATGGAATGCTTGTGCCCATCTCCCTGTTGGAGATTGCTCATTTCTGTACTTAGCTTCCACTGCCTCGGCTGCTGCCAAGGAACGTTTGTTGGAACTGATGTCCAACGAAACTTGTGAAAGGGCACGATATGTACTGCCATACTCCTTAATCAAATCGGAAGCATGGAATCTTACGTTAATGTCAAAGAGCCGCTTTTCCCGTGAGGATAGGCGTGTTTCGTAGTAGTGTTTACTATTCATCAGATTGAAGCTGAGATATAGTTAGAGAGGCTATTTAGCAATTGGTGAGGAAATTCTGAGAAGTCTACATTTAGTACATCGTCACCGTACATTTTTTGCATTGTCTCGTCGTTTACTCTGTTAAATGATTGGCCTTGCATGAAGATTGTGATAATGTTCATCCACTTGCCATACTTTTTGTACATGGCAGCATTTGTGCCCACAGAGGCACTCAAGCTGTATTCAGGCCCATGTACCGAGCCGAGGGGTTGACCGTCCGTAAGGTTGACAACCATGATATTTTTGGACATGATGTTTTCACTAATCCAACGCTGCAACCCAGGAAGAACAATAAGCTCAGGAGTTGAGCTAGATTGCCCTTGTGCATTTTTAGGTAGAACCTTCAAAATCCCATCAACCCCTGAATGTTTAGCAGATTTAGGGGAAGTAGAACTGTATGTTCTGGAAAGACTGACTCCCGAACACCCCCTGCCGTCCTTTACTACATCATCAAAATCATTCTTACTCATGATTTCAATCCTAATGTTATCTCCCAACACCTCGCGCACTGCTTTGGTGAAAGCTGACACAATAATGTTGCAGTAATCAAAACGTCGTAGATGATAACGTGCCCTTTCATCTTGCCCAGGCAAGGGAGGAACGCTGATGTACCCCTTCATTGAACTTGAAGCATCCATAAGGAAGATAATTGTTGAATCCCCTTTCTGTGCCTCAATTTTAGTTGTGAAGATATTATCATCATGTGTGTGACGATACAGACGAGCCATGTCAAGGCATCCACCTCTAGTATGTTCAATATCTGCATATTTTCGCTCAGTCAGCATAACCATATGCCGCTTAAACTTGTTACACATTTGGTCCCTTCGCTCAAGAAACATAGAAGGGATTTCATCTGGTGAAATCAGATTATCTCTGTGGTATTCTCTCATTACAATACATCCACTACGGTTACGTGGTAATCAATAGGGTGAGGTTGTCCCCCAATTGAAATTGAATCATTGCACCAAAAGCGTTTGTACCCTCGGTGAATAGTGTAGGTTTCAACCTTTGCTTTAAGGTCTTCTGGAATCTCTGCTTTCCCGTGAATACAATCTGGGGAAACCTGGGAAGTTACAGTGTCGCTAAACGAGGCTCCTTCACCTTTCAGGAAGTTATCGTTGTAGTAAGGGTCAATTCCTGCGTTGAACACCCCGTATGTGTCGGGGTCACTAGACTCGTTAACATAGCTTTTGCCTTTGGAAATATAAACACTCCCTAGGTCTTCCCCCCGAAGAGGGTCTTTTGTAGTAGTAATCTTAGCGTTGTCCAGGCGAGTCTTTTTAGTAAAAGCTTCACTCTTTCGCAAGGTATTTCCTACATCATGTAGAGCACTCTTATCATCATTCCAAACAGAGGAATCAGTTAGGTCTAACTGTAGACAGTTAAGTGCTTTCTCGCTATAATCAGTCACTAGGCTGAAAATCTCAGGCATAAAGGACATCGCAGCAAGCTTAGCAAGCTGCCTTTCAGAAGCTTTCTGAATCTTACCCAAAGTTACTCCACGCGAAGCCTTAACATTGTCATGCATCCCGTAAAAGTAAAACCTAAACTCCAACAACTTGTAGGCTACGGAGCCATCCTTAAACAAGTCACCTCGGACTTTTTGGTATGCCTCCCAACCTTTGTTAACTAGCTTTTGGTAGTACTTCTTAATACTAGGGTTTGCCGTAGTGTCCAACTTGATATCTTCAAATGTAGAGATAAACTGATGGATATCTTTCACACTTTGGTAGATGAAGTCTGCAACTACGCGACTAGCTCCTTTAAACCCACGATGGTAAGTGCCACTAAAGAACTGCTGAGCGTTATCCCTATCTCTAAGCATCATGCTCAATCGAGGATTTACTTTGATGGCTTCACTGATTACCCTGAACATACTGACACTCTTACCATTCACATCCATCTTGATTGATTTCAGTACAGTAGTGAAAATGTCCCATGAGCTTGAGTAGTAAGTGTTTCCAGGGGAAACGTGTTCATTCTTTCGGAATGCCCTCATGGTATAGCCGATGGCAATATCAATATTACCATCGGCAACTACCCCATAAGGAATAATTACGTCAGCCGCTGCAACAACCCGTGGAAGTTGTTCAATGTCAGACTCAGAAGAGAATTTAACATTGAATTTTCTGCCAGGAGAGAGGATAGGTCCGTAATACTCCAAAACATTCTTAATAAGGAACAAATTACGAGCGCCTAAGTCAAGAACTTCATCCTCTTCCGGTAGCCAATTATTCAAATATTCAGCATCAATTTTTGGACCGTTGTAGGGGGGCTTTTCGTAACCAAAGAATACACCATCATCACATTCTTCATCGGAACCTTCGTCTTCATCCCAATATTCTGCGGCATCGTCATCGTACTCGTCATCGTAATCGTCGCAATAGTCACTCATAATTTGTTCCTAATTTTAGAACGTTTGCTTAATGTCCGAAGTGTTCGGACTTTCGAAAAGGTCTTCCTCATCAGCGTACTGACGAATTCGACGCACATCTTCTCCAGTAGAGGAGTCCATTTCAAACACAGACAAGACTACAAAGTTAAAGATGTCAGCGGAAGAGAATCCCGCCTCTGCCAAAGGAAGGCAGTTAAGAATGGTTCGTGGCGACACCGAAGCCAACAGGTTTCCTTCTTTTCGCTGTGCAACGATAAAGTCGAAAGCGTGAAGAATAGGCTCCATCAAAGCTAGGGCTTCTGGAGAAGTCCCACCATCTGACATGTACTTGCCCAACTCCCCACCAGTAAGGTATTTGAAGTGGAACACAGTGCAACGGTCACGCAAAGCTCGGTCGATTGAACGAGCAGCAGAATATTCGTTACCTACGTTAGCAGTCAGAATAAAGCGAACACCTTTGGCTACCTTGATTTCACGACCAAGCTCTTCAACGAAAACGCTGCGTCGATGGTCAAGAAGTGGCAGCAAGATATTCATCGCTGCACTAGAGGCACGGGACACTTCATCCAATGCAATCAAAGTGTTTGGAATCTGGATTTTAGTAGCCAGTTCCGCCAGTTGAAAGTTAGTGTTACCATCTTTCAATGCAAAGTGACCCAGAAGGGCCATACGAGCATCAGTGGTAGAGCCACAGTTAATAATGGTAAGTTCCATTCCTAGCTGATTGGCAACTTCCTGACAATAGGAAGTTTTTCCACTTCCTGTCTCGCCAGTAATTAGTACATTGTTGTCTTCGTCTTTAACCAAGACCTTGATGACCTCTTTTTGGCGGTCGTCAATTACAAAATCGGATTTCAAACTCATAGTTTTTATCGGGTAGTTGGGGTAGTGCAGCAGTGCTGCGGTAGAGGCCCATCTTACACGCGCCTCCTGTGGTGTCAAGAAGTAATTTGGATTAGAGATAAGTTTAAAAACGCCTTTGCCAGCCCAAGAATCCCTAATATGGCTATATAATTTGATTATGACTGCTCCAATCAGAACCACGACTATCAGAATAAAGCCTGGGGAATTTACAGGTACGGATTATATTGTTTCCTTAGAACAAGACCTCGTAGAGGATTACTATGTAGAAATTCTCCACAATGCCACCCAAGGGAACGTTACGGCGCTAAACAATGTAAACCATGCGAGGGTTACTATGGACCCTTTTGGGAACTACGGGGCATCTTCTAAATCGGCTGAGATTCAAATCTCTAGAGAAGCTTCCAATTCTAACACGGAACACACTATAATCATTCACGAATGCACGGACAATACACATAATAGTGGATTTATAACTAGGGGGGTTTTCTCTCTTAGTGCCGCAGACCAAGTTCCTACAGTTTCCGCTACACACTCAGGAGTTGTCGATTCCGACCAATGCCAAGCTGTACTGGCAGGTATTACCTATGCAGATGCAACCAACTGGAAGCAGAACTCTGGTTACGCTAGGCTAAATCATGATTCTGTCAACGTAGCTTTGGAGCGAGTTGTGCAGTACGACCATGGGGTAATTGATGCCTCTGTGTACTTGATTGAGTGGGGAAGCAACGTTTCTGTCCAATTAGTAGAGTTTGACGCGACCTTCGGGGCCACGAGTACTTTGTCTGCTACAGAGGATTGGTCTAATGTTTCCATCTCTTCTGTAACTGCGGCTGAAACTTACCTACAAGGAACGTTCACGATGAACAGTACTTCCAATAATGGAATTACTTCGGAGAACATTGCATACGTTCTTGGGGATGGAGTTACCTTTAATGATACGGAAACAGAAATCTCTGTAGGACTTATGAACGGAAGCCCAGCCACGAAAGGATGGATTTATGTAATATCCTCTCCTGATTGGTACGTAACTAGAACTAAGTCAGGTTATGACGAAATTATCCAAGAAGATACTGAAAGTGCTACGTTCTCTATCGCAGGTGCAGCAGGGACAGAAACATACGAAGACAACATAGAGGAAGAAAGAGTTTATAGTAGCAGGTGTTTGAGGTATACGACCAGTGTAAACTCTAATAAAGTTGGATACACTAGAGATGCTGTAATCATTACAGCGGATACCACAGCTAGCTACCACAGAAGGACAGTTCCCTCAGGTGGAGGGCAAGCAGAGGGCGCAGCATTTATCTCTGTCACTGATTACGCAGGAAATCCCGTAGGAGACATTAATGACATTTCAGCCAACACCTCCACCGCTTCCATTTCGGTGAGTGCAGGAATTGTTGTAGATGTAGAGAATACAGATGTTGTCGTAAGCGTTAGAGACTCTGACTCAAGATTGGTAGCGAGTGCAACCGTTACCATTTCAATCGGGGGTATAGAAGTCGCTACAGGAATATCTAACGACCAAGGCGAAGTTACTTTAACTGTGGCAAACTCTACGTCGGGAACACAAAGCCTTTCAATTGCTATGGGGCCTTCTGAGGTAGTAATGTCCCCCGCGCCAGAGATAGTGTTCGCTACGGCCCCATTAAATTATGGCAAGCGTGTTGGTATGAACGGTGCAGTCGTGACCGACTGGTCTAATCAAGACCCGTTTATTGACCTAATGCTTGGAGGAAGAGGTCCTAACATTCGTGATACTAACGACAGTGGTTTCCACGATGATGCATTAATTGATATTGACGCTTCTGGTTGGCAGAAAACATGTGTTTCAGGGCATGAGCTTAATTACGTAATAGTTAGCACCAAAACATCAAGGCCTGCTGGAAACTACGTACTGACTTACAACGGTGGTGTTGCTGGTTGGACTTCCAGTGAGCTAAGGATGACTGGAAACGTTACGGAGACATCCAAGTCAGCAGGAGAAATTGCTTTCTACTACGAAGGTTCAGGAAATATGTTCCTAACATTTGCCCCTGGAGCTACGAGTGGCAACATGAACTCGACAAACTATATGAAGGATATTCAAGTTCTTCATGAAGATGATGTAGCCACGTATGACCGAAGTGTTCAGATGTGGAGGCCTGAGTTCCTAGCATCTCTTGAAGATATTGAAATCTTCCGTGCGATGGACTTTACAGTTACCAATCATTCTCAAATAACTGATTGGGCTGATAGAGTTGTTGAAGGGGCATCCAACTGCATGATTCGTGTAGAACGTGCAGCTTATCCAGGAGTGTATACGTTCAAAGGGATGGCGTTGGAATGGGTCGCTGATTTGTGCAACAAGACCAACATGGATTTGTGGTACAACCTTCCCCACATGGCTACGAATGATTACGTCACTCAAGCAGCCACACTAATAAAAGCGAACTTAAACTCTAACCTTAGATGTTTCTTTGAATACACTAACGAAGCGTGGAACTCTCAGTTTGAACAACAAGCTTACCGTGAAACTACTTTGATTCCTTACTATGGGCTTACAGCAACAGGAAATGCTTGGAACCAAGCATATGCAACAAGAGCGTGTGAAATGTTCTCGTTGATTGACGATGTTTATGGAGCAGATTTACATCTTAGAGAAAGAGTTTTGGCAGGTCAAGGAGGAAATCCCAACATGGCTGCTGACCTTACTGAATCAGATGTATCAATCGCTGTTAGTCCTACACTAACAGGTATTGCTGCTGACCATGCAGATTATTATGCATTTGGCGCATATATGGGAGACTCAGTAGATGAATCTTCTGCCGCTGCCGCCTTTGACGCTATGGTAGCTGACAGCGAAGATAAGATGACCTTGGTTACAGGGGAAATCGCACTCAACGTTGCAGGACTAGCGGGGGAAGGTAAGCTTCTTCCTATATGTTATGAAGGTGGCCAGCACTTAGTCGAAGGTTCAAACCTTACAGCAGCCTTGATTTCCGACACAAACAGACTTCCTGGAATGAGGGAAGCAATGTACAACCACATTGTAGGGTGGGATGCCAATACAGCTAGTGGCCCTTTCTGTGCGTACAACCATACGTTGGCTTCTGGGACAGGAGGACAATGGGGCTTTGCTTGGGATTTAGAAGCGTGGGTAGAAGACCCAGGCCCAGAAAACTATAAAGCCTGGGGATTTAAGGATTGGATTGCTACCATGCCGCTAGAGGACTCTTCCTCAGATGCCACTGTACCTAGAAACGATGCTTTCACGGGAGGAAAGGCTTGGTCAAACTTACGTGGAATGCCAAGAAACATCTTAGCCCGTGGGGATATGGAAACCTCGTCGGTATCAGTTACAGCCGTGGATACTGATTTCACAGTTATCGGAGCACCAGGAGAGGGTTTCAGGATTGTAGTATTTGCAGCCGTTCAGGACGGAGCAGATATGGCAGGTAAGCTTTACAAGGTCTCATCTTCCGGTGAGGTCGTTGGGCCAATCTTTAACTCTACGTTAGGAGGGATGCCTATTTTCCTAGGGGATAACGAAGCTCTCATCTATCGTGCTACGGATTTCACGTCTTCTAGAACCATCGGAGTTTACTTCTCTACTGAGCACATAAGGTAGGGCTATATACCAGTATGACTAGGAACGACGCATTTTCGCAAAAGCCTATTGGCGCACCTTATAAGAACTCTCCTGAGATGCAAAAAGCATGGGCAGAGGTTAGCGTTATTTCTGTTGAAGTATCGACGGCAGGAGCCATTGACATTATCGCTGCACCAGGAGAAGGGAAAGAGATTAATGTTTGGGCTTATGGCGCAGACAACAGCCACACAGGAACATATCTTGCGGGTGGCTTCTTTAAAGGCACTGTAGGCGGGGCTGTCCAGGCAGGATATATTTCCACTGGGGAAGATAGCAATACTTACTTACCTTTCGAACTTCCCATATTAATTGGAGAGAACACCAAACTTTCATTTGGTGCTCTTCAATCTTCGGGTGTCTCAAATAAGTCCTACATCACGGTTTATTACACCGTTGTAACTTACTAAAACAGTTCAGGCATAGCTTCCTTAATCCTCATATTTGTAAAGGATTGAAGTCGCTTAAAATCAATAGCTGGGTTTTTGTGTTCTTTCACGAATTCCCAGCTTTCTTCTCTCTCAGATATTGTTTCAATTCTTTGATAGCTTCCACAACTTTAGGGTCGGGCATAAAACCTTCCTTGTTGTTTTTCGGAAGCCTATCATCTAGTTCTCTAAGTACAATTCTAATTTGCTTTTTCATAGTCGTCATACAGCCTCTCCCCACTGCTCACTATTTAACCTACTACACGGGCCAAGAAATCTCTCTCAATTTCGGCCACTTGCTGAATGATTGCAGGAGTGTTACGCAAACCATGTGCGCCTCCTGGGATAATTTCAAACTGCACATTGGCTCCGAACAAACGAAGACGACGTACAAGCTTTCGTACACCTTCTAGAGGTGCTGTCGTATCTGCGTCACCATGGATTACAAGATACTCAGTCTGCGTTGGCATTAGGTCAGTAAACCTAGTTGCAGTTCGCATATGCAATCGGTTCTGGTCATCAATGCCAAGGTTTTCGAATACAGTCTCATCTGGTGCTTCGAAGTCTGGGATAGCGTAACGTCCTTGTTGGACAATACCCCAATCATCTAGGTCAACCAAGGCCGACTTAAAGATTGCCGCGTCGGGAGCTTTACCTTTCTTGGCAAGCACTAGAGCCATTTCCATTCCGCCACGACTCGTACCAATGTAGACTGTTTTGGTTGGGTGTGCGCTTGGGAACTCATGCCGTAGCTCTTCCGCTGCAACGTAATCCTCAAGGTCTGCTACACCAAACTCATCTACACCATCACTAAGGCCTCCGCCTGTCCAGGTTTCACCAGGAACCAAAGAGCCTCTCCCTCTACCTTGCGGAGTGATTTGAATATATCCGTTATTCCAAAGCACTCTGCTAGAATGTCCGTACCCAATATCACCTGTTGGGGGAAGTCCTGTACTGCCTACAAGGTTTCCTTGCACATGCGCATCATTGAGTTTGGCATCCGCTCCAGACTTACCACCACTATAAAACACGATGACTGGTAATGTGTTTGGTGCTGCGTAAGCTTGCGGGTAAAATGCTAATCCACGTTGATTTAATCCATCAACTGTGAATCCGAAATCTTTCCCTACTGCTCCTTGAGCGATAACTCCCGCAGGAGGATTATAGTCGTTAATGGTAAAAGTCTGCACACTATAATTAGTGGGACTTGATGAAAGGCAAGCGGTTAAAAATAAAAGATTATTGGTAGGGATACCAAGACTCAAACTCGGAACTTTTTCTTAGGAGGAAAAAATGATATTCAGTTTCACCATATCCCCATAGATTGGCACGGGCGGCAGGATTCGAACCCGCATTTATTCTCATTAGAAGTGAGACACATGTCCTGTTATGTTACACCCGCATTTAATTTGTTTTGGAACCACAGGTGAGAATCGAACTCACGAAATACTAGATTGGAAATCTAGTGCCATACCATTAGGCTACTGTGGCTTTGGTTTCTCAACTTCTCCGCGAAGGTCGTAGTAGGCAGAGCCACACACGACTTGTTCTTGTTGGCCCCATTGTAGGGGCGCGTTCTTGTTTGTCAAGGAACTTATGAGATAAACCCAAAGTTTGTAACAGGAAGTTCTTTCTTCTTAAATCTAACCCCATAGGCATCTTTGCCATCGAAGTAATTTCTACTCATTAGGACGAGAGGCACACTTCCCCAAAGGCCTCCCGTCCCGTTACCGCGTTGCCGCCATTCAATACACTCAGAATACGTTCCAGTATGGATAACCTTAGCAAATGGCGAATTCCGCCCAAACTTAATAGTCTCCCATTCCATATCGACACCTGCCCTGAAAGCATTTGTGAAGTCAGCTGGGCTGGATTTGAACCAGCGTCGCTCCCTTCCAAGGGGAGAAGATTGCCAAACTTTCCCACCCACTGATTTCCGGTCTTTATATAATAGGGTCGCCGCCAACAAAGTCAACGTTTATTTTGCATAAAACCTAAGATTCTTGCAAATTATAGTGGTCAAGAATTATCATACACAACCACATGCACATGTTCCGGGTTGTCAGTTAATGCCCCAGAACTGCCGTTCCTAATTCTAAAGGTCAAGCTGCTAGAAGTCTGCGTTCCCACCACAAGAACATATATCCCAGCAGCGGAGTCATGATATCCGAGAGTTACATTATAATCAGTAACCCCTATTGCGTTTGTAAAGTTAATAGTATAAATCCCTGTTGACACCTGTACAACACTAGACACATTAAAGTTGCCTGCTGACTCTGTTGGTGTTGCCCCTGGAACAAATGTGCAGATTGCCTTAGGCAACCTTTTCATCAGTTCCCCAATACTAGATGCGGTTAGCGCCCTAGTGCCATCCGTAAGCCCTTCGGCCTCCGAAGCTGTTGCAAGTTCTACTACCCCTGCCGTCGCTTCCGTAGCTGCAACTTCGTCGCCAGTGTTCGTCCCACTTTGATTGTTTAGGTTCGTGTGGTCAGCATCGGTAAACACATTGCTATCGGTGGCTGCCTCTACTGCTGTCCTGATTTCTGCATCAGTTTGGTCAGCAGTTGCCCCGTTCTCAACATTAATAAGGGAGCGCACCTCAGTAGCGGTCAAATCTTTAGGTACACCTGCTGCGGCATCGTTACCTTTAATGGTATCTTGGGCCATGTCAGCAAGCTTAGCATTTGTAACATTTTCATCAAGAATATGTACCGTTAAAACTTTATCGTTGCCAATGGTTAGTGCTGTGTCTCCGGAACA